GTGGTTCGACTGGCACACGATTTAGTCCATCCGCCATGTGGGAAAGTCTTACCGACCCTATTCGAGGCACAGGTACAGATGGCGTAAGTCTGCTTGACTATATGAAAAACAAAGGCTTGATGTCCGATGTAGAGGCTAAAAATTTAGATTCTATGCTTCGCGAAATGATCAAATACGAAGCAGGTCTTAACGCGGGTACGATCGATCAGTTAGCCGAAAACTCAGGCCCTGTATTTGACCTTTTCTTACGTATCTCTGGTGCCAAGCTAGGTACGATGGGTTCAGATATATTGGGTGGTGGAAACCAGTCGCTGGTTGCCGCAGGTGCTGGTTCTAAAGCCATGCGCGAGGTATTCGCCAACATACCTTTGGCTCTGCAAATGGATGTAATGCTGGACTTAATTCGAGATCCAAAACTGTTGGCTATGTATCTTAAGAAGCCTGCTTCTGAAAAAGAAAAGCTCAACTTAGTTAATCGGGTGACTGATTATTTCAAGAAAAAAGGTTTGGATGTCACTCGTCGCGGCGGTGCGGCCACGGCTCGGGAACTTGAAGAAGACATAGAGCAGGCTGTAACAGCACCCGTTATTGAAGAAGAACCTGTACCGGCTCCTCCACCGCCGACACGCGAGCCTTTGGTCCAGCTACCACCGTTGCCACAGATACAAGGGGCACCACAACAAGCTCGACCCAACCCTCAACAGCGCATGCAATACGCCGCGTTATTTCCAGAGGACGAGGCTTCTCAGATGATTCGCGGGGGTATTGGTAGCTTAGGCTAACCACCCCGCAACATCTTCTCGCAAAACAGTGCCTGCAAGATTAATTTTGTCACGTAGCGCCTGTAAGATCTTTTCATCAATGGTGTCAGGGCACACAAAATCAATATAGGTCACGCTCTTCTGCTGGCCTATTCGGTGTGCACGATCCTCTGACTGAAGCCTAATCTCAAGGTCATAGCTGTTGCTGAAATAAACAACGGTGTTGGCTTCTGTAAGTGTGATGCCATAACCCCCTGTTCGGGGTTGTCCCACGAAGAAACGTAAATTGGAGGAAGGGTTTTGAAAACGCTCTACGATATCCTGTCGATCATCTTGGTCGGTTTCGCCATAGTAGGATGCTACGCTGTCGTTGCCGTACCGCTTGCGTAGCGCGTCCTCTATGCGGCGTATGTCGTAGGACCACGTTGCCCAGATAATGACTTTGCCTTGAGTCTCTTCAGCCACGTTAAGCAACTCTTCAATGCGACTATTTTTGATTTCTTGTATGTCACCCTCGTCTGGTTGAAGAAAGCCACAGCATATTTGTTGTAGGCGCATGATCTGCGTCAAGACAGACTGCGTTGTAGACAATTCTCCACGCTCCAACATCGCTAAAGCAAACTCTTGCATCTGCACGTACACTTTTCTTTGCTCTGTGCTTAGTGGGATCTCTCGTCTCGTATAGACTTTGTCTGGCAAATCAAGGCAGTCCTGCTTCAAAACACGCAGACTAAACTCATTCAACTTGTCGCCAAGTTCGTCTAGGCGTTGATATCCCGTGATCTCTTGAAAGCTATGTGCCCCTAACGTCCGACGACGGACCACGGCATACCGCGATTGAAAGCTGTAGTAGCTGGCGAAACCCAAAGCCCTATCATCAAGAAACGCACACTGCGTGTACAAATCCATTGGTGATTTCGATATGGGCGAGCCTGTCAAGATGCGGCGATACATCGCCTCCTTACCTACTTTTACAAGATTTTTGGTGCGAACGGCCCCTTTGTTTTTGATCGTAGTACTCTCATCAACAACCATAAAACTACGAGGGTTGTTGCGCAGGTACTTCATCGCCACGTTTGTACCCTTGTCCGTGCTGAAGGCCTCAGTGTTCATGACTAACACGTTCAAATGTTCTGGCTCACGCTCTGCAGGCACAGCGATTTTACGTAACTGGTCTTTGAACTTATTGGTAAAGTTGGGTTGCCAACGGACCACGGACCTTGCGATACGGTCTGGTAAATGGCGTGGGATCTCTTGTTTCACCCAGTTGTCGAAAACGCCCTTTGGTGCCACCACCAATACGGTATCTATCTCGCCTTCTTCGAACAAAGCGCCAATTGTGTCAATTGTGACTTTGCTTTTACCCGTACCCATCTCCATAAAAAGCGCGTAATATCTACGTTGCCATGAGTGATCAAACGCTTCTCGCTGGTGTTCATACGGCTCTGTCTTAAACTCAAACATTTTTTTCTCCCACGCTTGATATAAGAATATATCCTATGATATGTTCTCTTTCCAGCCCAAAAACAACGGGCCTAACCACGAAAGGAGAAAGAGATGAGCGATGTGCTCTTGGATTTCATGGAAGCTGACACTCAGTCCGGGGCTTCCAACGTCGAAAAGGTATCCGACGGCGGACTGCAATCAGTTGCGGATCTCGCGCGTGCTGTCAGAGACAAAGAGGCGTTGATCGCCGAACTTGAAGGCAAGCTCAAAGAACAGAAACGTGAACTGTTAAAACTCACCGATGAAGACCTACCAGCGCTTCTGCTTGAATTTGGCATCACCAAATTTGAGTTGGAGGACGGATCGAAACTTGAAGTCCGACCCACCTATGGCGCACACATCAAAGCCGAAAACAAACCTGCCGCGTTTGGATGGCTCCGCGATAATGATTTCGGAGACATTATTAAAAACACGGTGGCGTGTAATTTCGGTCGTGGCGAAGATGGAGCGGCCTACCGTTTCATGGAAACCGCGCAAAAGCTTGGCTTCCAGCCCGAACAAAAAACGGATGTGCATCCAAGCACGCTGAAAGCGTGGGTTAAAGAGCGCGTTGAGCAGGGGGAAGAATTCCCTATGGAACTGTTCGGCGCATTTGTCGGTCAACGTGCAACAATTAAGCGAGGAAAATAACATGGCTAAAGCAGAAGTAGCTGTGCAAGAAGACAAAGGCATCGTCGCATTTGACGCTTCGATGTTTGAAGAGGATGCCGGTAAGGGTCTTGAAAACATAGGGCAAGAAGATCTTGCATTACCGTTTCTAAAAGTGTTGAGTCGTCAAGACCCAGTGCTTGACGATCTTGAGGACGCGAAGGCTGGTGACATTTTGAACACCGTGACCAACCAAACGTTCAAAGGCAAAGACGGTATCTTGGTCATTCCTTGTGCGTACCAAAGAAGGTTTATCGAATGGGCACCACGCGGTCAGGGACCCGGTGCACCGGTGAATATCTTTACCCCTGATCAAGAACGTCCAGAAACAGAGCGTTCTAAAGACGACAATCGTGACTATGTTGTCGGCGGCAATGGCACTTACATTGAGGAAACGCACCAGCATTTTGTGTTGGTTATCGATGGTGAAATGGTCAGCACTGCACTCATTGCGATGAAATCTACCCAGTTGAAGAAGTCGCGCAAATGGAACTCCATGATCGCCCAACGTACCCTTATGGGCAAAAATGGACCGTTTAATCCCCCACGTTTTAGCCACGTCTACAAGCTCAAGACCGTATCTGAAGAGAACTCGAAAGGTTCTTGGCACGGTTGGGAAATATCCTTGGACGGCATGGTTGATAACGGTGATTTTTACAAGCAAGCCAAAATGTTCAACGAACAAATCATGGCAGGGGATGTGGAAGTTAAACACGCTAACGATGAGGTTGGTGAGGATAACGTTCCATTCTAAGTAACGGGGGGCTTCGGCCCCTCCTTTCTGGGAACAGACTATGTCTGATGCGACTAAGTTTGCGGCTATCTTTGATGGCCTTAAAAGTGCGTATGGCACTTTTAGAATCGACAGTAAAAAAGCGGATGGAAAAAATACTGGCAAAGCAAGCCTGTTACGTAACCCACGGACCACGGAGCTTTGGGAAGGTCATCTTTCTGGCAAAGGCGACAGTATTGGAATAATTCCAATCAACGAAGATAATCAATGCGTTTGGGGTTGCATTGACATTGACCAGTACCCGCTTGATCACAAACGATTGATCGAAAAAATCGATCAAGTTGGGCTTCCTTTGGTGATTTGCCGATCAAAGTCGGGCGGTGCTCATTGTTTTTTATTTGCAAAAAAATGGATCAGCGCAAAGCTGATGCAAGACACATTGCATCACATCGCGGCTGGATTAGGCTTTGGTGGCAGTGAAGTTTTTCCGAAACAAGTTAAGCTTTTTCTTGATCGCGGCGACGTTGGTAATTTTCTCAATTTACCGTACTACGACGCTGACGAGGGACTTCGGTATGCCTTTAACACGGATGGAAGCGCCGCGACACTCGAAGAGTTTTTTGGACTCTATGACAATGCCGCCCAAACAAAAGAACAAATAGAGGCGCTTACACATCAATCGATTGACAATACGCCTATTGTCGATGGACCTCCGTGTTTACAAACCCTTTGCGCCAACAAAATTGGTGAGGGCGGTAGAAACAATGGTTTATTCAATATCGGGGTGTATTTACGCAAGGCCCACCCTGACACGTGGCAGGATGAAATCCTCCATCACAACATGTCGTATGTTGATCCACCGTTACCGCTCAACGAGGTCAACATTGTTGTCAAACAACTTGAGCGAAAAGATTACGCGTTCAAGTGTTCTGACATGCCGATACAACCGTACTGCAACAAAGACGTGTGTGTGACGCGCAAGTATGGTGTAGGCGCGGCAGTCTCTGACATGGCGATTGCCAACCTTCGAAAATACAACTCCGTTCCCCCCGTCTGGTTCCTTGATGTCAATGGTGTGCCTTTGGAGCTAGACACGGACGCACTGTTGAGTCAGATAGCGTTCCAAAAGTCTTGTATCGAACAGTTGAATTTCATGCCCCAGACGCTTCCTAAACGCGGCTGGGAAGGGCGTATCAATCAACTTATGAAAGAGATGTCGGAGACCGATGGTGCCATTATCGAGGTGTCACAGGACGCTTCGGTCACAGGTCAGTTTTACGAGTTTCTTGAAGAGTTCTGCGGCAACAGTCAACGAGCAGAAGACCGTGAAGAAATCCTACTGCGTCGCCCATGGGTAGACGACGAGTCCGATTCCATTTTCTTTAGGCTCAAAGATTTCGATGCGTTCCTGCGTAAAAACAAATTTACTGAGTTTAAATCACACAAGATTGCCCAGCGACTACGCGATATTAACGGCGAGTCCGTAGTGTTGAAAATAAAAGGCAAGCCCGTGCGTGTTTGGCAACTGCCGTTAGACAACCGTCAACACATTGAGACCACTATCGAAGGTGCAAAATTCAATGTGGGTGAGGCACCTTTCTGATGTACCGGATCTTTGGGCCACCCGGCACAGGCAAGACTACGACGTTACTCGACATGGTAGATAGAGCCTTGTCTGACGGTGTGCCTTCAAGTTCCATAGGTTTCTTTGCGTTTACAAAGAAGGCCGCTACAGAGGCCAAGGATCGCGCCTCACGGCGTTTTAACTTGGATCCTGACAAAGACCTACCCTACTTCCGAACGATCCACTCGCTGGCTTACAGACTGCTCTCTGTCAAAGAGCATCAAATGATGGGGGCGGCTCAATATAGAGAGCTATCGGAAGTCATCGGGTTTGAACTTAACGGCACCAATTACACCGATGAGTGGGACACCATTGTCAAAACAAGCGATCACCCAATACTGTCACTTATCAATCTTGCGCGTACCAAGAAAAACCACCTTCGGCAGGAGTACAACAAAAGCAAGATCAACCACACGTGGCTTGAGGTAGATTACGTCGCTAATAGCTATCACAACTACAAGACGGCTAACAATCTGCTTGACTTTACCGATTTACTACAAAAATTTATCGAGGAAGCTGACTTTCTTTTACCCTCGTTCGAGCTTTGCTTTTTGGATGAAGCACAGGATCTCTCACCGTTACAGTGGGATATCGCACACAAACTAGATGCCAAATCAAAAAAGATGTACTGCGCAGGTGACGATGATCAGGCCATCTACGTTTGGGGTGGTGCGGATGTAGATCAATTCATCAATTTGCCCGGCGGTTCTGAAACACTAGAGCAATCACACCGTGTGCCACGTACGGTACATACGCTTGCGGAAAAAGTCGTAAACCGGATAAACCACCGTTTTCCCAAGACCTATCGTCCCCGTGACGAGATGGGTTCCGTACAACGAATCGTTGATGTCAACCAACTGAGCATGGCTCACGGCTCTTGGCTCATCATGGCGCACGCTAACTACATGCTTCACCCAATCGCCAACACGTTAAAAGAGCAGGGGTATTTGTTTACGCGGGGCCACGACCAACGATCCATACCCGAAAAAATGTCGGTTGCGATCAATGCGTGGGAGCAACTACGCAAAGGTAAAGCCGTACAGACAGGGGCTGTCAAAGCCATTTACTCGTTCATGTCAGGTAACAACATCCGCATCAAACGTGGCTTCAAAAAAATAGAAGCTGACGACGATGTGCTTTTGGATCTGAAAACATTGCAAGCACATCACGGACTCTTGGTCGGCGCGGAAATGATTTGGCATGAGGCCATGGATAAAATCCCCGACAAAGACCGTGCCTACATCGTAGCTATGCTTCGACGTGGCGAAAAATTTAACGCTAAACCGCGTATTCGATTGTCCACGATTCACGGGACAAAAGGCGGCGAGGCCGAAAATGTTGTTCTTATGCTTGACCTTACGAATGCGGCGCTTGAGCAATCGGGAGACGAGCTACATAGAACATTCTACGTGGGTATCACCCGCACACTTAAAAACCTCTACATCCTAGAACCCGATGATTATTTAAAGGCTTACGAATTATGACTTCAAACAATCAACCGTTAAAAATTGATAAAGATGTGCCCTTGCCAGAAAAAAGAAACAGCAAGTGTAGAAAAACAAAACATTTACATGATGTTTTAGACGTTATGGAGGTTGGAGATAGTGTTGCGTTCCCCATAGACGGAATAAGAAGGCGTCACAGGCAACCATACTCTAAAGACGGCGAAACCTTATATTACATAGCTATTAGAAGTCGTGGCTTCAAAATGGCTCGAAGGTTGAGCGACGACAGGAAAACAATACGTTTCTGGAGAGTCAAGTAAACCATGGCTGATTTACAAACCATCACTTGTCCGAAGTGCGGTGAAAAGGCAAAAGAAATAATACACGCCGAAAAAAACATCCGACGAGGTTGGTACTGCACAAAGTGTCAGCACTTTGAAAAAGCGCTTTTTCGAGAAAGAAAGGTAGTGTGATGGCTGGAAAATTACAGATGGCAATGTTTCCACCCAAGACAGACTGGGTGCCGATCGCAGAGTTCCCTGACATCACCGATGCCAAAGAAATCGCCATCGATGTAGAGACACGCGACCCTTACCTCAAAGAGGCGGGGCCGGGCTGGCCGACACAAAAAGGTGAGGTCGTAGGCTACGCTATTGCTATTGCTGGTTGGTCTACTTATATCCCGATAGGACACGCAGGCGGCGGAAACCTCGATGCACGGATCACGGCCCGCTGGCTCAAAAAAGTATTCGAGTGCCCCGCTGACAAGATCATGCACAACGCCCAGTACGACCTTGGGTGGATTCGTGCCATGGGCTTTACCGTCAACGGCAAGATCATCGATACCATGATGACCGCCAGCTTGATCGACGAGAACCGTTTTAGCTACAGCCTGAACGCGCTGGCTTACGATTACCTTGGCAAAACCAAATCTGAAAAAACCCTAACCGAAGCCGCACGTAGCTTTGGCGTAGACCCCAAGTCAGAAATGTGGCGTCTGCCGGCAATGTATGTCGGCCCCTACGCAGAGGTCGATGCAGAGCTTACTCTTGAACTTTGGGATCATTTCAAAACCATCCTCAACCGTGAAGATCTGTGGACCATTTGGGAGCTTGAGACCGGACTCTTACCCTGCTTAGTCGAGATGACCATGCGCGGCATCCGCGTCGATGCTGACAAGGCAGAGCGCACCAAACAGTCCCTTATGCGGCGAGAAGCACACCTGCATAAACGTATCAAAGAAGTCGTAGGCAAAGACGTTGAGATTTGGGCGGCACAGTCCATCGCCCAAGCTTTTGACAAACTGTCCATACCCTACCCCAAAACAGAAAAAGGCACGCCTAGCTTTACAAAAACATTCTTGCTTGAGCACAACAGCGAGTTAGCCAGCCTGATCGTGCAATGCCGCAACGTCAATAAAACCCACGGTAGCTTTATCGACGGCGTTATGAAATACGTCCATAACGGTCGTGTGCACAGCCACGTAAACCAGCTACGGTCGGACGATGGCGGCACTGTCAGTGGCCGCATGAGCTACAACTCCCCCAACCTCCAACAGATCCCTGCTCGCGATCCAGAGCTTGGGCCGCTTATCCGTTCTTTATTTATACCGGAAGAGGGACAGCAGTGGGCGGCTATTGATTTTTCGCAACAAGAACCACGGATCTTGGTCCACTACGCCAAAGCATTTGGCGAATCACGCAACGCACCGCTGGCGGGCGTCGATGAAATCGTCACTGCTTACCTTACCAATATGGACACCGACTTTCATACCATGGTCGCAGAGATGGCAAACATCCCACGCAAACAAGCCAAAACCATCAATCTGGGTATGATGTATGGCATGGGTGTCAATAAATTAAGCGACCAACTGGACTTATCCATCGATGAAGCGAAAGCCTTGACCCAGCAATACCACGACAAAGTGCCTTTTGTAAAAGCCCTGATGCGGGGCGTCCAACAACGGCTCGAAGACCCACGATCCTCCGGCTCCATCCGTTCGCTTAAAGGCCGTAAATGCCGGTTCGATCTCTGGGAACCCGATACCTTTGCCATGCACAAAGCCCTGCCCCGCGAAGAAGCTATCGCCACTCACGGGCCAACGACACGCCTAAAACGTGCCTATACCTACAAAGCACTCAACCGTCTTATCCAAGCGTCCGCCGCCGATATGACCAAGCAAGCGATGCTCGACTGCTATAACGCGGGCCACGTGCCCATGCTACAAGTCCACGATGAACTAGCCTTCAGCGTTGAAAGCACAGAGCAAGCGCGTAAACTATCTAGCATGATGGAAAACGCCATACCCATTGAAGTGCCCAACCGATGCGACATAGAAATCGGTCCATCATGGGGCGAGTGCGAGGACATAACATGAAATGTTGGACCTGCAAAGACATGACACTTGTCTGGGGCGGTGACGAGGACAGTATCAACGAAGACGGTGAGCTAGAAGTCATTACCAACTTGTACTGTCCCGCATGCGATGCGATAGTCTTTTTTCATCACGGCCCACGATTCAAAAACATGCCCGACTGGGCAAAAGATTTGCTTAGAAATGAGCCAGAGGTGCATTAGATCTTGTATTATCTAACATAATCGTATAGATTTACTCATAGGACAGGGGAGACCCAACATCGCTGGCATAAGACACCAGTGTCCGAAAACGTCTAGGACAGGGGCTTACTTCCACCCAAAATGCTGGCATAAGACACCAGTGTCCGAAAAGTCTAGGACGGGGAGGTGGCTCCTCGTAACTTGGTCAGAGGCACCAAGGTCTGAAACGCCTCACCTTTTTTATTGGAGAGATTGTATGGATACCACTAAATGGAAATCAGTTTTAATGCCTCGCGATATCTACGAGGAAGTTGTGGTGATTGCACGGGTTGAAGGCCGCACGATTAGCGGACAGCTACGCTACATTACTGAGGCGTGGAAGCAGGACAACCTGACAAAGAATGATCAGGCTTTTATCAAAGATGAAGTCGCTAAATATTACAGTGAAAAAGAGGGCGGAAAAGCACTGACCTCCAAAAGTTTTTCAATATGACGGACATCAAAACCGTTTTTTATGACGCGATACAAAAAGTAAAGGCCGACTATGAAAAAGGCATCGTTAAGCAAGCAGATATTGAAAGGCTTAAAATTTGGGGAGAGTTTGCCAAAACCAAAGTTGAAGCCGAACGAGAGCTTAACGCCAGAGCCATCGACACCTGTGATTCAATCAACGATAGAAGACATACAGATAGCGATTGAAGCGGCAGATACCATGGCCCACCGAACCGGCAAAACTGTGGTAATTCAAGAAGACTTGAGTATTGTTTGTAAAAAAGACGCAACTAAACGTATACTCGAGACAGTGCGTTCCTTTTAGGGTTCTTATAGTGTGGTTTTCCAAAGTGGCCTTTTACATTTGAACCCAGCCCCGTCCGACTCCTACGGGGCTTTTTTTTGCCTGCCCCAACCATAGTGTCAACTTTACTTTACACAAAAAGTGTCAAATAAAAAGTTTGTCCATGTTTTGTCTAACTTTTCTATATTTTTTTATTGACCTGTATGCGACCGTATGCGATACTATAAAAGTCGAAAGGGAGTCTTTCGACCGCTAACCCCCAGCGGGTAGCGATCTTTAACAAAACACTTTGGGAGGTGACTTATGTCACTTGAAGACAAGACCTTCGCTCAGAAGGCCGTCGAAAAAACCTTAATGCTCGAACGCCACGACTCGTTCGGTTTAATCCTAGCCAAGAACCCTAGCGGGCCTCCTTCGCTAGTTGTCGGGGTCGTTAAAGAGGGCGGGACTATTGTGCCTTTGGCTAAACTGCTGTCCAAACGAGAAATCGATAGCATGGACCCTCTGTTCGATAGCAGAGAATGGTGGGACGAGGTGATGAGCAAAGCCCGAACGGACATTCCTTGGAGTGCTCCTGACGACTTTCTCAAAATCGGTCAACTGGATTACTTATCTAGGGACGAAGTTCCATTCGACTGACCTTTTGACGAATACATCAACCGCCCCCGAAAGGGGGCTTTTTTGGAGAGCACTATGTTCACCGTAAAACCTCGAACCACTCACCGAACAACCGGTGAGCTTTTTAAAAGTGCCGATCTGCTTGAGAGCAAGTTGGTGCTGGACAACTACCGCTCCTCTAACTGGAACCTTCAGTGGGGGTCAAAAGAAGAAGGCGAACGAATCGCTTTCGGTAACCATCGGGGCGCTTTGCAACTTAGCCCTGACTACTTTCAAATCGTCAAAAAGGAGAACGAAAATGCCTAACCATTGCTATCAAACCGTAGATTTAAAAGGTGACGCCATGCTCGTCACCGAACTTTACACGGCCTTAACGGAGCAAGATAGGTTCTGTGATTTTATTTTGCCCATGCCCATCGAAATGCGAGAAGGCGATAAGTGGTATGACTGGCGCAGAGAACATTGGGGAACTAAATGGGATTTGTGTCGGGTTGAAATTATCGAAACAGATGGCATCAACAAAGACTATCGCCTTAACAAAAGAAATCGCTTGGCTGGGTTTAGTTTCAAATGTTGGACTGCTTGGCGTGAACCTCTGCCCGTGTGGGAAAAGCTTACGGAGATGGACATCTGTGTAACGGCCTACTATTTGGATGAAGGTGGGTGGTTCTGCGGCATCTACGAAGATGGTGAGGTGACAGAAGATCGAAGCCTCGACGGTGAGCTAGGTCAAATCGTTATCAAGAACGTTGGCTATGAAATGGAGGAAGCGTCATGAGTGAACCACGGCACGCGGCTATTTATAGGGATTGTGAAAACGATAAATGGTTTTTAGAGATAGTTCCTTACGACGTGATGGAAGAAGAAGACGCTTATTCACATAATTCAGAGCAGTTTGGCTTTTTTGATACACCTGAAGAAGCTGAACAGTACGCAGAAAACAACTTTCAAAACACTGGATTTGGCATACCTGTTTTAGGTCAATTGGAGTTTGTTATTGCTAGGCCAACCTTGCACCTTGTAAACAAGGCCTTGTAATTAATCCCCTATATAGTGTTTTTTCTGAGAGATTGTTTTTATTTTGAAAAAATTAAAAATAGGCGTAACTGGCGTAACCGTGTAACCTTGCCTCGAAAGCCGCATAAACACTGGGGTTTGAGAGTTACAGCAAGGTTACGTGGTTACAATATTGTATTTAGAGATTTGTTAATTCGCGATTTAGCATATAGGGGCCAGAGATTTTTTTTTTGAAAAAAAATAAATTCTCAGAAAAACTCTATATAGGGGGTTTTCTTTTGAGTTTGACTTATGGAAAATACCTCGCATACCAACGGAGGTAGTATGCCCGCAAGAAAAGAACGCTACGCTAAAGTACTGACAACCAAAGGGCGTGGCGCAGTCATCCCCGAAGAAAAAAGACCTCGCGTCCGAAAAGGGCCTAGCCCCGATAAAAGACTGACGCGTAAACAAGAACTGTTTGTTCGAGAGCTAGTGGCTAAGGATGGACAGATCACGATGCGTGAGGCGGCAATCAATGCAGGTTACCCACCTAAATCTGCACACGTCCGTGCGTCGGAACTAACTAACCCACGTTTGAATCCGCATGTATGTCGAGCTATTCGAGAGTATCGTCAAGAGCTTGATCAGAAATATGGTGTGGAATACCAACGTCACCTGCGAGATCTTCAGCGTATCCGTGACACAGCTTTGGAGGCAGGGGCTTACTCTGCCGCTGTGCAAGCGGAGTATCGGCGTGGTCAAGCGCAAGGTGACATCTATGTGAGTAAGAGTGAGATAAGAACAGGGTCGATTGATCAGATGTCTAAGGAAGAGGTCATGAAGGCACTGGAGGAAATCAAGCAGACGTATCAACCTTTGACTCACGATGTTGATTTATCTCAAGGTAATAAAAGATCAAAAGCGAAAGAACGCATTATGTTTGGGGAAGATGAGGTTAGAGATGTTTCTGATTAATTTTTTAGGCAAGCTATGGTTTGGACCAGAAACTTGGAATCGAATGCAGGAGATGCAAAACGCGCCAAAGGTACGAATCAATCGTCAATACCAAAGCCGGTATGGGGAAATAAGCCATGGACGATCTACTGGACGTTCCGAAGAAAACAAGGAAGCCTAGAGAATCCAGTTTTTGGCAACAAATGAAACAGGCCATGAAACAGCATGAGCCAAAATGGTCTGCCACACGTTTAGAATCTAGAGTCACGCACGGTGTTCCCGATGTTCTTTTGTTAGATCATCTGGGGCACTGGCATTTAGTTGAGCTTAAAACGACTGAGCGAAACAAGGTCGATATATCCCCACACCAAGTAGCGTTTGCCAGTAAGCATTCTAGAGGCAGTTGTTGGATAGCCGTCAAGTTGAAAACAGGTAGCGCATCTGAAATTTTGCTGTATCGAGGAGAGTCCGCAATGGACCTTCGAATGGATGGGCTTGCAACTAAACCGGAGCTTAAATTGACGGCACCTATAGACTGGTCTCTCTTCTTTCAAACCATTGCAAATCCATAAGCTTTGACCTACACTCTTGTATGGGACAAATCCCATATTTAAAAAGGAGCGAAGCCATGAAGACTAAACAGGATCTGGTATTGGAGCGGTACGGCAATCAAACGGTGGACTATGCACTGCCGTTGCAATGGGTACAGGAGTGTAATGAGCGAGGGTTTGATGTAGTATCCCATTTCGTGTGGCTATATGACACGACTTTTGGTAGGCCAGCGTCACTTACACCTGAGGGAGACGCCATGCTGTCTCGTATGGCGCACTAATGGATACGGATAAGCTACTGGCAATCGCAAACCAATTGAGCAATGAAGAAATCTGTACGTTAATTGACATGGTTTCAAACCGGTTAACAGTTTTGTATGGCTGTCTTAATAACCATGTCATCAGTTCTGAGGTTGAGTTTGCGTGTATGAACGGACCTTACATCCAGATCAATTGCACAACAGCAAATTTAGATGATCTAAGTCAGGATGATTTTATTAGGTCCGCTTTAGAATCAAACCCGCCACCTGAGCAAGAAACTCACTAACCCGCTTCGGCGGGTTTTTTATGCCTGTTGAAATTTTAAAAAGTAGTTGATCCATCCCCCGTTGTATGCGACTATCTGGGATGTCGCGATGTGCGGCGCAACTTTGGGAAAATACTATGGCAGAAATTAACTACGTGGAGTTCCACAACTTTGAAGTGGATTGCAGTGAGATTAGAGGCGATGAAAGCGAGATCCTCGAGATCATGCAGAATAGCGATGTATCCATTCAAAACCTTTGTGAATCTAAGTTCGGATACAACCTTGATGATGTTGAAGAGCGCGATGAACTTATTCGTTATCTTAACGAAGTGTCGGGTAATTCGGCGGATTTTGATGTAGAGCGGTTGAAAGGCTGGCTCGATTACGAGTGTAATGATTTCGAAATCTTACTCGAATTACTGTCCCTCGTTACTGCAAACTTATTTCGCGTTGCTACTTCAAACGACTAATTTTAAGAGGAAAGCAAAATGCACACTATTGAAAATGGGACAAACACCCTTCAAAACCTTCTTTTGAAAGTTCAGGATCAAGCCGCACGGGCGCAGGATTTTCTTGCGCCCACCAATCAACTCCAATTGATGACCGGAGATCGCGGTAATGGTACGAACGTCTCGCAAGTGGTTATTGAGCAGTCGGGCGGAATGCCTACACAAATTTTGTCCGCTAATGAGGTCGCCTTTGATCAGATAGCCCAGCGGGCCAGCATTGATGTCCGCACCGCTCGACGGTTGCAACAGGATTACGCGGGTGAATTTGACGCGCTCATTAATGCCATTTGGCAAAAAGAGCCTGCTGTGCGAATGCTCCGCACCTTCAACACCGGCGACAATGTCGGCATCGCCCGT